CTCATCGAAGCCGTCGCTGGCCTCGTTGTCCACAACCCGCTTGCCTTCGGTAAGTTGGACCTCTCGTAAGCGAGGTGTCGGACTTTATTCAAAGTCTGGCTGACGTGATTCCCTCCAATCTCCGCAAAGAGGTTGAGAGGGAACTTCGTTTCGGTTGGAATCAACAAGAAATCAAGGCGAAGTCTGACGCTAAACAGACTGCAATCTATGGTCACTCAAACGCTGCAAAAGCCATTGAGGGCGTAGGCCAACTAAAGGCAAGAATCCCGGTGAGTGCTTTTCACTACTGGGGACATCGACTCGGCTATGAATGCTGGGAAGACAAACAATTTGTCAACGAGTTCATTAGGGACAACCCAGAGGTAGCCGTCCGTAATAGAATGAAAAGAACAATGGTCAATGGTGCCTCCGGCATCTTTGACTCCTCTGGAACACTTATTAAATGAGAACCATTGACTTCGAGACTATCCTCGCTCAATCACTGCAGATTACCGGCCTTGACAGAGAGAATCTGACAGCCCAATCTTTCAGACAGATTAGAGACTTCGCCAACTTCCGACTCAAGTTCGCTTGGGAGTATGACGTTTGGCCGGACCTAGTTCGAACCACACTGTTTCCCGTTACCAAGAACGGAACTATCTACTCCGTAAATATACCCTCTAATGGGGTCGTAGTTAACTCACAGGGCACTTTCAAGGTCGATGTTGGCGATGTGTTCCAAGTGACCGCAGAAGACCCCAGAACGACTGGCAGGGTCAAGGAAATCGGCTTCTCTGGCGACGAGCAGGATGTCCTTGTGGCTGGCGATGTCTATACGACCTCCAGACGACTTATCATTGACAATGCCAACTATTCTGAAGTCTATTTGACATACAGAATTAACTGCCCAGAACTCATTGGTGAACTTTGGGCCGAACAGACGTATTACCCCGGACAGGTCGCATATTGGGCATATCAAAGTCTTAAGTATTTTGCACCCAACAGTGGTGCTGCTGCTGGCTCCAAAAAAGGCAACTTCTGGAAGAACATTGTTGAGACGAATACTGTTCCCAACCTGGGAAATCTCAATAATCCGACCACTGGAGACAGGTGGGAAAGGGTAAAGATTCCCGCCATCTTTGGTCAATACATCATCAAGGGGATTCATAGTGATTGGCTTAAGTCTGAGATGCAGATTGAGTTCGGTATGGCCGTCGATAAGGAAGCAAACGCTTTGCTTGACTTCGAGATTCAGAAGTGTATTGTCCAGCAAGGTATTCAGCCCAGAATGAAATTTAACAAAATATACTAATTATGTCTAACATTCAGATTTCCTCTCCGTTTTTCTCTAAACTTACCCACCAAGACGCAACCATTGGCACCGCTGTTTCGAGCGTCCTTACTGCTGTCAAGCCCGGTGAAAAGAGAATCCTCCTTGTTGTCCAGAATCAGTCTGCCAGTGTGATTACTGTCATTCTCAATGGAGATGTTGCTGTTACCTCTGGTATCACTGTCCAGCCCGACCAACTGATTTCTTTTGACAATTACAGTGGCCCCCTTCGTATCAAGTCTGCCGGTGCTGGTAGCCTTGTTCATGTGGCCCACGCTAATGTTTAATAGGCTTAAAAAGTTAAGCGGTATCGGCAATTCTGTTTTTGAAAGTTTGTCGTTCGGGGGTATTCCGCCTGTTAATTGCCCCGATGCTGGCATTCTTCTCAGAACTGTAGATACAAGCAGAAATGAATTAGACTTTGCTGGCAACTCATTTTTTATACCATATACTACATATGTCTATACTAATGGTAGTTGTGGAGAGACTTCCAACGAAGTTTGGGGTCTTGAGTATCTTCCCGCTGGTTGGGTGACCAACACTGGAACAGATAATATTGACGTTGATTGGAATTACACTACATCAGATTTACAGAATATTACAGGTAATGCTCTTATTTCTTGGCAGGCATGGCAAGACAGGGAAGACGGAACTGGAATAAACTATAGGGTTAACGTAATGGGCGGTGACTATGTTCCCGACGGAGCAACACTTGACTCTTACAATGATGGTAATTCTGTAAGATGGAGAGTAACCAGAAATGGACTTGGCACTAGTTTTGCTGACTATACTATGTATCCGACATACGGAACGTTTACTGGCGTAACCTACGACGACCAACTTATCTACATTTCAGAGACTGATACCTATGAAAGAGCCGGTGAAGCCCAAAACGACAATTTTGCTGACGGCTATGGTGGCGTATACCAGATTACTACTTACGTTAGTTGGATGCAAAATGGAGAGGTAATCGTTGTAATCAACACAACTAACAGCCAGTCCTACGACAGTAGCAACGATTCCTACTATGACAATGGGCAATACACTGATTATGTAGCCAAGTCTAATGGTTCTGGAAGTTACTTTACTGACGCTATTATTGCTGGTTCTTACTTTGATTACGGAGTTGTTGTCTATACGTATAGTGACGTTCCTAATACTTCTTCGTGGGAAGGTTATTCGTTTAATAACGGAACATCTGAGAGAGTTGACAGAATCTGGGACGGGGCTGGAAACTTCACGTATTCCTCGACTTATACAGCGGGAGAGTATTACCCTCAATATACGAGTGTCGCAGAAGGTGATTTTTATGACATGAATGGAAGCGGTCCGTATTCCCTTTACTGGAATGGTGATGGCACTATTGGAAGCACATATAATGGTGGCGGTGGTTGCGACTCTGAAGGCACTTCGTATGGCACTCAATGCACATACGCAGAAGGAAGCGATGCAAGCGGAAGTAATTATACTGGCTACTGGGTCGCCCAAGACGCATACGCAGATGGTTCTTGCGGGACTGTTTACTACTACCAAGGAGACAATATATACGGCTGCTACTATCCATATGGTTATTGGACGAGTTACAATGACTATCCGTCATACTCTACGTGGTATGTCTATGACTCGTCTACTAACCTTGTAGCATACGATTCGTTCACTTGGGCTTCTAACGGAGATGGTTATTACGCTGACGGAAGCGGTGGAAGCATCTATAACTCTTGGAGTTGGCAACTTGCTTACAACGACCAGATTTACTCTGGCGAGTTCTACGATAGCGGTTGGAATATGCAAGCCTACTATATCGTTTACTCCGATGGATTTGACGGATATTTTGTCGAAATTACTTCTTAAACACTATGGAAACTAAACCTAAAGTCAAAATCACAATCGAAAAGGGATGGGCTGCCTTCGTGAAGGATGGCAAGTTCGTCGGCATCAAGGAGTTCAAGTTGGGCGGTTCTGCCGAGACTATCCTTGAGGTTATCGCCAAGCCTACCAAGGCTGAAGTGGAAGCCGAACTCGCTTCCAGAAACATCTCTATCACCACATAACATGATTATCGCACTCATCTCCCTTATTGTTGGCTTCGTCGGTGGCTTTTGGGCCGGACTGAAGAACGCCAAGTCTGCCAAGGTTGAGAAGGCCAAGAGCCTTCTTGACGAAATCTCTGGTAAGTAATGGCTCAACAGGCACAGTCTGGGCAACTTGAGGATGGGGACCAGGGTTTTACTGGTTTCAATTCTAGAGATAACCCGACTGTGCTTGGGAAGGGAACGCTCTCTTTGAGCCAGAACTTCCGACTAAACAGAGGCATTGCCTCTGCAAGAAAGGGAGTCCGGAAACTTATCAACGTAAACACCTCTACTTATGGAATTAGACTCGTTACTGTATTTAGAAAGACAGACGGAACTGACATTGTTGTTCTTATTTGTAGGCTTGGACTATATACGTTTACTCTGAACACAGGGGTTCTTGCCGGACCTGTCCTATACAACAGTTTTGGCACCATTGAAGAAGGCGACAAGATTGACGCATTCCAAGCAATGGGCAAACTGGTCATTCTTCGAGGCTTTGACAAGAAGCCTCTTATCTGGGATGGTGTTGCTGCGATTACCCAAGTAGGAACACAGTCTAAGTTTATGCCTAATTCCGAACAGGGCATCTACATCAACAACAGAGCAATCGTTCAGAATGGAACTGACGAACTTGCCGTGTCCCACTACCTAAACCTTGATAAGTTTGAGTTGATGGATGTATTTAAGATTAACGATGGCTCTAATGACGCTATTACGGCTATTGCCCCTTGGGTTCTAAACGAATGGGTTGTGTTCATGCGTAACCGCATTTACTACGCATCCGTTGGTGCCGGTGCATACAACGCAGGAGACTTGCCTGTGGCGGGAGACTCTTACGTTAAGGTGCTTGCCACAGACATTGGTTGCGTTGCCAGAAAGAGTATTACTCAGGCTGGTGGCGGTATGATGTTCCTGTCTGACTCTGGCGTTTATGCGTTCGCCCCTCAACAGGCTACTACCCCAGAAGGTATGAGAGCAGGTGTTCTTGGTGAGCCTATCTCTGCCCCGATTGAGGATATTATATACAGAATTAACCAGAACCACGTCAGCAAGTCTTGCTCTGCCTACTACAACAACAGATACTATCTAGCAGTCCCACTTGACGACTCTACTGTCAATAACGTGGTGTTGGTCTTTAACTTCATTAATAAGCAATGGGAGTCCGTTGACACCTTCCCTCCAGGGTTTGACATACAGGATATGTTTACCGCCAACTTCGGTGGCAAGAAGCGTCTGTTCTTGACAGACAAGGACTTTGGTGTGTATCTGGCCGAGGAACTGCAAGAGGGAGACAATTACAACCACTCTACAATTAATAATGTCCTGCCGGTGATTCTCCGATTCTTCCTCAGAGATGAAATCAGATGGAGCATTTACCCGATTGATAGCAAGATTCATACTCGCTCTTACAACTTTGGCACGAGCGAAGATAAGCGTTATTCGCAGGTTGAGGTAGATATGAGACTGCCACTAGCCACTTATACAAAGACCTCATATATTGCCCTAAACCCTGACATTGAGGTTCAGATTGACGAGTTTGGTGCCCCCGACAATTACGCCAGCGTAAGAGACTTGCCTATTCGCAAAATTGCCTCATCTTGTATAATCAAAGTTCAGTCCTTTAATGGAGAGGCCAATATTAGGTCTTTAGCCATTACTGCGATGAAGACAGGAACCAACATTCGCTCTTCTTAAAATGCCTTCTCAAATCTCACCCCCTCTCGAATATAGCGATGGCGACCCTATCAACGCTTACGCTTTCAATAGCCATGTCAAAGAGGCAACTCTCCAAAATGGGTCAATCACGGAGCAGGTTCCGATTTCTTCGTCCATAGTTCCTTCCGTTGACGCACAGGACACCCTTGTTGTTTACGACGAGTCCGAGTCCACCACAAATAGACTTAGACAGGTAAGCGTTGGAAGCCTAATGGGAACTGGTGCCCCAGTAGTTGCTGGCTATATTAAAACTTCTGTAATAAATGCAGACGATGAGTCTGACATTTTTATGTCTCCAGAGCCGGGACTTATGGTCGCTGGAGTTAACTATTATTCTTCTGACGGACTTAATGTAACAGTCACTTCCACGGGCCACAACCTTGAGACAGGAACGCTCATTGAGTTCTATATTGCGACCCACTCTGGACATAATGGAAGGTTTCAAATTACAGCACTTACTGCAGACACTTTTACTTACAACAACGGACTTAGTGTGGCAACCGCAGCCGGAGCCGGAACTCTGTCATACAAGAAAGCAGCCACAGTCAATGTTGATGGAAATATCGTAATTAACGAAGACCTTCGTGTTGCTGGCAATACTTTTATTGCCGGTAATGCAAACATTAGCGGTGCAGTTAACGTTGGTTCCCTAAAGATTGGAGGACAGACTCCTCTGACAAGAGAGAATGCAGGATTTAGCGTTAATTCTAGAACTGCAATCCTTCCTCCAAATACTGGTTGGGGTGTGATTGACTACTCAACCACTTCTTTTACAGTTCCGCCCGGAGAAACATACACGTTTGTCTGGACTACGATGACTCAAGCCATGTTTGACTCTGGCAATACAAGAGCAGAATGGGCTTACGGCTGGCAAATCACGCCAAACCAAGGTGCCGTTTCTGGAAGCAATCCTAGTTTTGATACAGTTTACGTTGCTACTGGAGTCAGAGGCGGTGCTTCTTGGTGCCAAGGTCAAGTTACTATTAGAAACGAAGGAACCACTGGCACTATGCACACAATAACTACACCGACAGGCACATTTGTGTATGACGGAGTTATGGCCCTCAACTGGAGAACTTTGCCGGGAAGACATAAATGGAATGACCCAGGCCGAATTAATATCACTCTTTATAGACAAAAGACCAACACTATTCCTGGTCAATCTGGCTCTGGCCTCAATCAAATCCTTTAATACTATGAGTGAATTTCTAACAAAAGATGCCCAGCAGTATTACAATGAGAGTGCTGGGGCAATCGCTGCCCAAAAAAGAATCGTCCCTTCCGCTATTGAAGCAGAAAGAGGAATGCTACCCGGACTTCAGCAATACCAGCGAGAAAGAACAAGTAGTCAGTATCAAAACCTGCTTGGTCAGTATGGCGATATGCAGGGTGCTGCGAATCAAGGTCAGAGCCAATATCAAGGACAACTTCTTGGTATGTATGGCGGTGCTGGTGGCATGGCTACCAATTACGCCATTCAAGGCCTAGGTGCTGGTGGACAAAATGCATATAATCAATTTATGCAACAGGCCAACATGGGTCTTAGCATGGGTTCAAGACTTAGCCCAGAAGAAGAAGAGGCATCGCAACAGGCTGCTAGGTCAGCAATGGCTGCGAGAGGTTTGACAGGCAATCAGGCTGTGGGCCAGGAAGTTCTCAACTCTTACCAACTTGGAAACCAGAGAATGCTTCAGAGACAGCAAACAGGTCTTCAAGCGATGCAGATGGCCCAAGGCCAACAGCAGTTTGGTCAGCAAGCCTATCTCTCTCCTGCGATGCAACAAAGTCAGCAGGTTTACGGACTTGGCAATCTTTATGATGCCACTCAAGGCTCTTTCCAGAATCTTGGTCCTCAAATCATTCAGCCGGAATCCCAGTATCTTGCTAACATCCGTGCCAACCGAATTCAGCAGGAAAATGCTGATAAGGCTGCTAAGGCTCAGAATCAATCTGGCATTGTCGGCGGTGTTGCAACTGTGGCCGCTGCATACTTCATTTAATGACAAAAGAAGAAAGAAGCCTTGAGATAATTCAACGAGGCCTATCCCTGTCAAATAACTCTGCTGTTGCTTGGTCTGGTGGCAAGGACTCTATGGTTCTTTTGCATCTGATGCTAAAGACTGGCCGTAGATTCCCTGTCATCTTTTTTAGAGAGCCGTGGCAGCCTTGGAAGTATAAGTTTCAAGACAGAATTATACAAGAGTATGGCTTGGAGTCATACACTTGGCACCCCCAGTCCTCCTCGTTCCAGCAGACTAATGACGAGTTTGAGGTTCAGAACGTATACTCATTTGACACTACAATCGTTACCTGTCCGAGTGGCATAACCAAGCCAGTGGAAGGCAAACCTTGGGTTTGTGCCATTGATATGCTTAAGCGTCCCAAGCAGATGAATCTTATGGCTGGCTGGGATATGGTCTGGGTCGGCCACAAGGCTTGCGACAGCGACCCTATCTATGGTGGCGATGCTGGCACCAGAACGGAAGTCAGAGTGGTTCCGGGTCAAGCGACCATGATGTTCCCTCTGCGAGACTGGACGCATCAAGACATCTGGGACTACACTGTAGCCAATAACATTCCGATTGACCTTGATAGATATGAACAGGTTGATGGAAAATGGGGTGAGAAAGTTGACAAATTAACCAATGTTGACTATGTTCACGCCTGCACATCTTGTATTGATAGAAGAAATACGGCTAACAAGTTCGTATATTGTCCGAAGTATAACGGAGTGGTCGAAAACTGCTCAGACAAACTTCCTTGGTTTAACCAGACAATTCCTTCCTATATGAAAGACTAATTTAAACCTACACTTATATGCCCGCCCAAAATCAACCCAATCCCGGTGGTATGTTTTCCAGATACCAAGGTGAATCTATTAATCAAATCCCCGCTGGTTATGTTGAGGGTATGTCCTCCTGGGGTCGCGCTGCCCAAAGTCTTGGTAGCAATATTGCCAACATGATGGCTCAGAACAGAGCAGAAGAGCAGAACACTAAGACTAACACCCTCAAAACAGGCGAGAATGCAATCAATGAACGAAAGGTAGCCGCTGCTGAGCGAGCCAACGTCATTAAGGAAGGTCAAGCAGACACCGAGGCTACTTACAAGGCTTACACTGCAGTTCTTGCTGCTGATGAAGCCGGATACAAGAGAGCCGAATCGAGCAGCAAGGCGATTGATGCTCAAATCCAGTATTACAAAAATGTGCAAGGTGACGCAACTGCATCTCCTGCCGACAAGGAGGCAGCAGGTAAGAAAATCCTCGAACTTACTCCGCTTAAGACAAAGGCAATGGAAGGCCTTGCCAGATACCTGTCTAACGTTCCTCCGTCTTACGAAACCTTCCTTACTGACCGAAAGAAGGCTGGTGCTGATAGACCCGGAATCTTGAGACATCCCAATGGCGACAGAAACATGATGCAAGACCCAAAGACGCTCCCCAATTCTGCAAAGCCCGAAGATGGCTCTACCTCTTATTACACATCTCCGTTCTACAATCCCGCATCTGTTACTGGCGAAAAACAGGGTGTTACAAAAACAGTAGCATATGGAGGTTCCGCAAAAAAAGTCGAACTGGTGGGCGGAAGGGTTTCTTCCGTAACTTCACCGACGGGCAAGAAAACGGTAATCGGGAGTTTTCTGCCTGAGGAGCACCTTGATGGTGCTACTGAGTTTGCTGAAGCGTCCTATGATGCTTCTGACACCGAAGACCCGCATCCGTTACCTCAGACTACAACTGAGGAACCTGCTGCTCCGACTACTCTAGAAAGAACGGAAGTTCCTGGCCCTCTTGGAAACAAGATGGTCGAGATTGAGCCTATGAAGGCTATTGAAAGTTCCATGACCGCCAGCGTTCCTGTGAACGGAACAATCATTTTTGAGAAAACAACCGATTCTGCCGGAACCGTTACCAAGACACCGAGAATCATGTTTAACAGCAGGACTCTGGTGAATGCAGACGGAACGCCGAATGAAACTGGTTACAGAACCCAGAGACAACTGGCTCTTATTAATGAAGTCCTAAAGGGAGGAAGCCACAAACTGGTCAAGCCTTCTCAGGAAGAACGTGACAGTGCTAGAGACTTGTTCGGAGTTCCCGAAAACGCCTTTGACCTTCCCGAGATTTCCGCTGCTTGGGCTGTCGTAAAGAGAAACACAGACCAGACCTACAAGGGCTTCGACCCTACCGCCAACAACTTCTCTATGTCGTTCCAGCAGACATTTGGAATGTATCCGTCTCAATTCCTTGTGAATGGAGAACAGGCTAACCAAGAAGAGATTATTGCTGATGCAAATGTGGCTCTTGAGGCTACCGCCACAGCCAGACTTGCTAGCAGATTTGAAAGCATTGGCAGTGCACCTCAGAAGCCTATCGGCTTGCAGGAATCAATTGATAACGTCGGCAAGCAACTTCTCGACACAGAACAGACAATCGCAAAACTGTCCAAGTGGCTAGCCAATCCTCTCATTGCAGGCTCTGACACGGAAACCGCATACAAGAATCAACTTAGTTCTGAAATGAAGAAATTGACTGTGATTCAAGCGAAGGCACAGCAGAATCAGATTATGAGTTCTAATTACGACATAGACCTTAAGGCCTATGAGTCTAAGCGTAATGCCGTTGAGCAAGAACTTAAGGTTGATAAACTTGCTCAAGACCTTGCAACCGGCAGAGTCGAACAGTCCAAGGCAGTCAGTGTTATTAGGGAAGGTTGGATTGGAACTGAACCAGAACACGCTGCTATGACAAATGGATTTATTGCCAGCAAACTTAAGACCATTAAAAACAAGACTGGTGCAATTCCTATGGTCGATAAGGATGGACAGCCTATAATGACAGTTGATAGATTTGGCAATAGGGTTCAGAAGACCTACCAAGACAGATTGGACGCACCTGAACTTATGGCACACCTGCTAAAGACAAAGCGTTATGACATAATTACCACCCTGTCTTCCGGTATGCCTAATGCCGATAACATTGCTAATCCTAAGACTGGCATTCTTGATGCACAGTTTAAGTATAACGAAGCCCTTAAGCCTATCCGTGAACTGAAGTCAATGAACGACAAGTATGTTGCACTGGCTGCTAGTGGTTTGACTGGTGAGGCCAAGTCCTACTGGAACAGAATGTGGTATGAGGCTTCTGACGCTGCTGGCACCACATATCAAAAGACGCTCATTGGTAAGATTAGAGAAGCGATTGTCGGTCCGGGCAATCCTTCCAACTATGAACAGGAGGTTATTGCCTCCATCGTTCCCAACCCTACTGACGTTCTTACAAGACCCGAAAGACAGAAGGCTAGAATCAAGGCACTTGCTGCTATTGCAATCCTTAATCACTACAACCGAATGCTTGCTAACAAACTTGAGTCCACGCCAGAAACGTTCAAAATGTATAGCGAACAACTTGGCGATGTTCTTGGATTCCCTGTTACCGAGGAGTTCTTTACTGGTATGAGAAACGATTACACCAAGTCCAGACAGGTGTATGCCAACAATGAGGCTATCGGCAACGAGAACAAGTCCATTGCTACCGACTACGCTAATAGACTACTTGACACCCTTGAGGCTAGAGGTGCACCTGCTAAGACCCCTGCCAAGAAGTAGCATTAAATCCTTGCTATTTATTGACAAATAAGGACTATAAGCAAATGGCTGAACCGATTAAAAAGACTCCGACAAAGTTGCCTGTTGAAGTCAGAAATCCCAACGAACCTTCTAAAGTTGATGCACCTCCGGCAGATTTGACAGTAAGAACTGCTGTTGAGGCTGCGAAAAACAGGGAGGTTAAGCCGTCTTTTATTCCGATTCAAGAGGGTGAAGACACGTTCATTGAACCTGCCTTTACCATTGTCGGAACTGAAGCCAACTCACAGGCCTTTGCCAACATTACCGACGGGAGCAATCCGCAGGGTGTCGTTATTCACAACAAGGTTAAGTATGCACTAAAGGATAAGGAGTCCGTTGCGGATAGACATAGAAGATGGACTATTAATAGGTCGGGAATGATGGGAGGAGTCCCTCCGCCCGGAGGCCTTACTGATAAACTTTTAAACATTCACAAGCCAGAGGACATTTCTCACGATAAGGCGGAGCCGGTTTTGCATCCTTTCTCCAGTTACCTTACTTCGTTTGGCAAGACTGACGTTGAGGTTGTAAGCGGCCTTGCCAGAGCACAACTCAGAGCACAGTCGTATGCCGATAAGTATGAAAAGGCTGGCTTTTCTAAACTCATAGAGTCTGACGATTCTCTACTTTCCGCCCCAGAAGCACTGTTTGATGCGATGAAGAACATTCCAGGGATGTTTGCAAACAAGACAGAGGAAGAGTTCTTCAAGGCTGGTTATGGCAGTAAGTATGCTGGCAAGTATGAAACCAGCCCTTTCCATCTTCTTCAAAAGAAGTTCATGGCTAAATACAAGGGAACCATGCATCCGTCCCAGTTGAAGATTAACATGGACGAAAGTGGATTCCGCATTAATCCCAAGAACACAGAACACCAAAAGATGTTCAGAGAGTATAATGCCTGGGTCGAAAAGCACCCAGACCTTACACCGCTTGTTGATAGGTTTTCTCAGAACTTTAGTTCTGTCGGGAAGATGCTGGTGGACTCCGTAATAAAGACAGTTTACACGTCCGTTTCGTCTGTTGGCGACCCGGAAATCGACTGGAGCCCCGACTTCCAAGACGAAGATGCAAAGAAGTCCCTTACGGACAAGTTGCTAATTCTTGCCTCTGCCAGAGCGAACGGAGAAGTCCTTGACGGATTTACAGAGGACACCGCACTTCACATGGTAGAAAAGAAGTTTGGTGAAACAGGTGCCGTTGATATGGACTTGTTTGACGAAGATGCAAAGAAAAAGATGCCTGACTTGCTCATTCAAGTTGCCAAGGAAGTAAAGGAACTTGATGCAAAGGGTGCGTTCAAAAAGGACATCAGAGGCCTGTCGTCGGCCCTAACAGTCCTGTCTTCCATGGTTACAGGTGGTATTGGACTTGGAATGATGGCGGTCAATTCTGACCCTAACTCTTATTCGATGAGAGTCATCAACGGCTTCCATACTGGCAGAGTTTGGATTGGTGCCGACTTCAGCCCCGCTGACCCGGATTCATCCCTTCCAGTCGGTCAGATTTACGAACAGTTGCAGATGCAAGGCATGAACACTGGTGCTGACTACGCTGCTTGGCACCACCATCTTTCAAAGGAAGGCATCTTTGGCTCTTCAGTGATGGATACAAGATACCACGAAAATGGTAGCCATTGGCTTACTCCGTTCGAAGGTGCAGCCCTTATTGCTGGCGGATTCAGAATGGGCAAGGCTCTTACCCTCAGAGGTGCCAGAGGTGTTGGCGTATCTAAGAACTTCCTTGAAAGAATTGGTCTTCAGGAAAGTCTAGACGTTACACTCGAAAGACTGAATACCCTGTCCAGCCAAGGCGTTCCGTTTGCCGAAGGAATGGCTGACCTTGAAATCAAGGCAATGATTGACGACATCAAAGCACAAGGAAAGATTAACGGAGAAACAATTGACGATTACGAGGCCATTAAGAGAGCCTACGAAGGCAGGGGCAGAGTTCCTCACAAGCGTGACCCCCTTCGAATGGTTAAGGCTCCGGAAGAGGTTCTTAATAGACTCAGTGGTATTATTTCCCAAAAGGCCGGCATACATCTTGAGATGCGTGACGCAATTCTCCTAGCGGCCAGAGAGGGCAAGAAGGTCGTTTACACCCCGAAGACAATGGAGATAATTAACAGGGGCAGAAAGGCGTTGCAGGAAGCAAATCCCGACGTTGATTGGAATGTTGTTCCTGATAGCGTTATTTACGAAAGAATCAGAAACAACTCGATTCCTCTTACAAAGGGCGTTGAGACTATCAGCCAAAATGAGGCTAGAGCCATGTCCCAAGAGGTCGGTAGAACTTGGAGAAGAGTGGACGCAAAAGACCTTGCAGGATATGAGAGAGGTCAAGCACTGCCAATCCAAGTCAATTGGCTGTATGACAACTTTGCGGTTAACTTCCTTACTGGTTCACTAAAGACCGGCAGCAGATTTGCTAACTGGATTGATGAACTTGAGAAGACTTATGGCAATCCCAGAAGCGGTATGAATGCTATCGGAAAGGTTTCCAGTGCTCCCGGTGTTTCAGCAAGCACACTTCAGGCTAATGGAAATGGACTGTTTAGATTTGCTATGGCTAATGCCATCATTCCTGGTCTTAGATTCATGGGAACGCTTGGTGAAGTTGGCGAGTTCCTTCAAGAGTTTGAAACAATGAACCAGAGAGCACTTGGTCACGATTTCAATTCCACACTTCTTGGTATGCGTAATGTGTATAATCAAGAGATTCGAAAACTGCTTGTTAGACGAGCAGCGATGAAGGGTGGAGACTGGGAGGCCATCAGAAAGAGACTTATCGAGAAGGGCGAAACAGTAGCCCTTGATGAACCGCAACTTATTAGTTCATCGTTTAATGCTGAAAAGGAAGTAATCCAGATTGACTCAAAGATAGCCCTTCTTGAAGAGAAGTCCCTTTGGGCTAAAAACCTTCATGCAATTGGAGCAAATGGCGTTTTCGCTGGTGCGACCAAGTTATTCAGAGACGGAATGGTTTCGTCTTCAAGCAACGAATTGCTACTGGGCGTGACTGACAACTTTGCTGGATTTGGCGGTGGCACTGCCTATGCTGGATTTGGTAGCACAACTAATGCAATTACATCTGGCTGGACTGCTCATTTCGGAAGACAGAAGATTATGCGTGAAAGAACAAATCACGATTTCCACGAACTGAGAAACAGGCTTAATGATATGGGTCACGACCCTGCAGGAGACGTTCAGAGAATGAAACTTCTGAAGGTAATGATGGCTGCTAGGGATAAGGCTGACGTTATTGCACAGACCAAGGGAGAGAAAGCCTCTGAGGTATTCTTTGCCAGAGAGATTGCAACTATCGCAAACCTTTACAGAACTAACGCAGATATTCAGATTACAAATGCTGACGTAAGACAGGGACTTGTTGCACTGATGGAAGGCCTTCAGATGCAAGACCCGGACTTTGTTGAAGAGATGAAGACTCATTATCTCAACACGGCCCACAAGATGGGCATGAAGGGTGAGGCTGCTACTGCATACGCAAAGCAAATGCTTAATGCGGTTACTGAGAGCAACGCTGCCACTGTCAGAAGCGGAACAATCGGTAAGGAAAGAGGACTGCTTGAGGCCAAAAAGCAGAGACTGATTGAAACGGTTGGGGAAGAGTCCAGAACGCTTGTTGCTGGTGCTGAGATTCTAGCCAGAGAAGCGGGTCTTAATGTCGAGCAACTGTTTTCTGATGGATTCCATACTAATGTAACTCAGCCCGAAAACGTAGATACTACCTCATACGGCATCCCGCACAAGGGTAAGGCTCGCCCTGCTCCGTTCGGTGGCACTGATACACCGATGCCGGAAATCATCGGTGGCGTTGATACAAGCGGAATGACTGGCCCTGTCATTGAAAAACTCAAGGCGTTCAGAGTTGAGTTCAAAAGAATCAAGAACATTGAAGTTGAGAACAACAACCAAATCAAATCTATCAATGAACAACTTACCGCACTTGCTGACGAGGCTGGTCAACTTGGAAGAACCAAGCGTGTTGCTCCGTTCAGAGAAGGACAGACCACAATCAACCCGCTTGATAACTCTTCCTTCACATCCCACAAAAATGGTATTACTGTCTGGGAAAAGGACGGAAGAACTACAGTATTCGTAGATGAAGACAAGTTCTCTGTTGCTGATGCAAGAGAGGAAATCGCTCACGCCATCTTCTACACGGAGAACATGAAGGATTCTAGAGCACAACTCAGAAACATGATTCTTGGTGAGATTACTGTCGATGCCAACGGCACAAGACAAGTCAAGGCTCCCCCTGTTATTGCACCTACAATTGAGAAGTCTTTGGCTCTTATGGATAAGTTTGTGGACGCACACGCATCTACGCTTTCCGAGAGCGATGCTGTCTGGTTCAAGGCTACATGGAACAGGGGTAAGAAGAACTTTGAAAGAAATGCTGACGACACCAGACTAATGCAGTCCGTGTTTGTTGAGTTTGCTGGCAGACTGTATCAGGCCAGAATGGAACTTGCTGGACCCCATATTGGAAGAAGCGGACAGCAAGGCTCTTCCGCCGAAGGTTCTATTGAGATGGGAAGCACCCCAATTAGACAAAAGCAAATTTCTGGCGAAGACAGAGAGACTGTTCTTAAGAAGATGACTTCCGGCTCCAGACTGATGAGCAAACTCATCATGGGAGACTTGAGAGTTGAGGACATAGTTAACGACGGCAATCCCATCAATGCTACTGATGTTGACCTTGACGGAAAGCACACCAATGCAAAGTTCGGTGATGGCGGTGGCATCAGGGATGCTGCCCAGTTCATCCTTGCCTTCGGTGCTGGTGGCAAACTTGAGCAGATGTGGAGAGCACTCAGTGAGGAAAGATTGACCATGATGGGATTCATCAAGAGTGGCAACAATTCCAAGGACTACACCAAGTTCTGGGAACACGGCAAGATTCGCCATCCTGTTAGCGGTGAACTTCTGGACATTGACCCCGCCCTTATGGGTTGGGCTGAACAGATGATTGCCCACACAAGAAACAGAGGCAGTTCTCAAGATGTTGATTCGCTTACCGACCTTGAGTCCGTATTCAATGAAAGAGAAGACACTAGCGATGGTGCCAAGCGTAGAAGACTGATGTGGGCACTTGCATCTGGCCGAAAGAAGTTTATCAACCCAGAGACTGGTCAATTCAGAGCGTCTCTTGCCGAAATGATGCACGCTGAATGGCAACCTCTTGGTTCCCTTATTCAAAGAATCATCACGCCCAGAGTCGGAGAAGATGGCGAATGGTCCGGCATGAAGGTCAAGAAGACTGTTGACGGCAAGACTGTTCTTATCGGTGCACCTAACGCTGCCCAGACAAAGCGAATCATTCAACATATCAAGGAGAACTTTGGTCAGTATTCGGAAGGCAATGAAGTCGTTATGAAGAACATTGCCATCTTCCTTGAAGCCATTGCGGATGGAAACTGGAAAGACCCGAACGCCAAGCCTGTCAGTGAGGGCGGTGCTCCGGGTTGGACTCAAGTGTTTATCGCAGAATACTCTGGTGTCTGGCAAGGCAAGGGAGTCGGAACGACCAAGAAGACAAAGGTTGGCGGAACCGCACCCCAGCAGAGAATGCTTGTTCCATTGAGAGTCATTATCAGAGATTCCAATCTTGATGCTATCGGCAAGAAGAAGACCCCGAACGAAGAAAGCGGAGAAATGCCGGGTATGCCCGAAATGTATTTCGAGATGTATGACCCTGTTGCTGGCAATACCGCCAGAGAGAATGCATGGAATGGCAACCTGTTTGATGCTGGCGGTAGCAGATACTGGAGCGAAAATCAGATTCGTAAGATGTTTGGCGATTCCAAGAAGAACCTTAAGGCTGCTTGTGATTTGGTTCTTGAGAACTATCAACAAGGTGGTTCCATTTCCAGAAAGTCCACAGAAAGACCTCCGCAAGAATCCTGGGAAGTGTTGCTTGACTTGGCTGACGGAAATCCTGGCGAAGCAAAGAAGATGGCTTCTATGGTCAATAGAATCCTTGGCTTCCAGCAGACTGACTTCATGGAACTCAATGCTCTTGAGCAACAACTTATCAAGAGTAAAGGCAGGGGTCTGTCCGGCAAGAAGGAACAGAGACTTGAAGACCTTCGTGAGAAGTTTGACGAAGAGAACGCTGACGACAATGGCGTAAGCCCTCTGGAAAAGATTGGCATCAAGGAAAGACAAATGGCTGCGTTTTACGGAGAGCGTCCTAACCTTTACGGACAAAGCCCGATGAGAGACACCCAGTCCCCCATCTCCCTGTTCAGAGCAGACAGATTCACTGGCGAAGCGGTTGCCCACGTCAATGACGCAGGACAGCCCCATAAAGTCAGATGGAATCAATTCACGCAGGGCTGGGGTAATGCAAATTACGCTTCCCAGAACTGGGTGCCGATGGCCCCCAAGCAGTTGGCTGACACTGGCACTGGTTACAACACTGGTCACAGAACTATTGTTGAAGGCATGACCCACAAGTCCGGCTATTCCCTCTTCAAGATGGAAGACCCGCAACCTGCCGACCCGAACAAGAAGCCCAACTCTGAATACTTCCTGCTAGACCCCAACAGAAAACTGGTTGGTAGAGGATACAGAAACAAGGATACCGCACTAGATGCTGCTGAAGAACACGCACAGGGTGCTACCCTGCCCCCCGAAACGGCTAACTCTATTGAGATTGCGTTGAAGGAGGCTGGCTGGAACCCCAAGGGCATCAACTTTGCTGGCAGAATCAGAAGCACATTCGTCTCTGCCGACGGACAGTGGAGAGCCGAAAGACAGTATGCTGGCGATGCCAAGGGCTATGACCTTATTGACGTTAAGTCCGGCATTGTCGTGGCCGAAGGCATCAAACTTGGTCTGAGGTCTGACAGAAAGACTCCGATGGTTGAAGACTTGAATGCAGCGGTTGAGGCTGCTGTTGCAGGTGGAACGGTCAAGTTAAAGATGAGCGAAGCATTCCAGGCCAAGATTAAAGAAACCAGAGGCCTGTCTGACTGGACTATCATCCATCAAGACGGCAAGAAAAAGCAGGTATTCTTTGCCAGTGGCAACCCTGTGTATTATGACGTGAGAAGAAGGTTTGCTGAAGTCCTTGGCTGGAAGAAGGTAAACGAAATCACCAAGGAAATGCGTAAGGCTCTTGGCGACGACGTTGTAGCCACAGACTCACAGGCGGTTATTAGATGGGTTGAGGACTGGACTCACAGTTGGCATTCCGACCAATTGAGACAGATGGCTGAAAGAGCGTCTTCCGATGCCAGACTTGAACTCGAGGATGTCAACAGAACCGAGAGAGAACTTTCCGCATTAAGACACGGAGAGCAACTCACTTGGACCAAGCCTGTTGAACCCAACAAGCCCAAGGCCGGTGCGAGCAGTAAGGATATTGAGAAGTTTAACAAGGCTATGGCTAAGTTTAACGAAGAGTCTATTGCTTGGACAAAGCATCAAAAGGCCGTTGATGAGATGCCATTGAGCGAAGGTGAAGTTAACTTCATGTTGGAATACTCGAAGAGTCTAAAGACCAGAACTGATGAGTTCTTGAGACTTGCAACCCTTGGTGGAGCATTGTCTAACAAGGGCTTTGCCGCTGCTAGAGCAGAAGGCCCGATTGATGCTTTGACACTCGCTAGAAATGCAATGGCTGATGCCAGAGTCGCTGGCGAGTCCATCTGGTATGTCGAGAACTCCGGGTATATCATTCAACAATTGATGTATAAGGCTGACAGACCTGCGTTCGGTATGGAGATTTCCCACAACAAACTTCTCGTCCTTGGCGACAAGAGGGCTGATGTCAAACAGGCTAACTACATCTTGTATGCTCCGGGTGGTCAAATCATCCTCCGTGCGAAGAGCAGAGAAGAGGCTGTCGAGGAAGCATACAAGAATAGTGAACCGCAGTGGCTTAAGAACTTCGTCACCAATAACCCTGAACTGAACCTAGGCTTCACTAACGAAGAGGCTATGAGGCTGAGAAGAAGTGCCGTCCCCAAGAACCAGAACCCTGTCCCGACCAGAGTTCCCGCCAACCGCTATGACAGGCCTGCACAACGATGAATGAGCATGACCAGTCAATGAAGGCAGTCATAGCGGACTTTAAGTCTGGCGGATGGGTTGTTATAATCCTTGGAGCAATTGGTGCCTTCGTTGGTCTGGTAATGAAGAACGAAAAGTATCACGTGTTTGTTTGGGGAAGAAAGGTGTTTGCCGGAGCCTGTGTGGGTGTTATAACATACTTCGCCCTCTACTACATTGACATACTGCCAATCTACAAAGGTATCCTTTATTCAATCTCTGGGGCTATTGCTCCTGAGTTGTTTGACTTTATCAGTAGTCGTGCTAAAAATATGTTCTCTAAATCAGAATAACATGGGACTCCTAGATTACCTATTTGGCGAAGATAAGCCTGTCAAGACTGCAACTCCTGGTCTTAAGACACCTGTGAGTAAGTCACAGCCTGTTGAGACGCTTACCCCTAACATTACAATTCCTACTGCTACTCCAAACAATAGTCCTAACTATGTAAGTGCTGCCGAAGACATTGCGTTTGATAGATTGAAAAGACTGGAAACTTGGCACAAGAAGGGAATGAAGATTGGGGCAGAAACAGATTACACGGCCGGATGGGGTTCTAAACTTAAGCCAGACGCAACTGGTGAATATACAGTCAAGATTAAGGAAGGCGAAGTTCTTTCAAGAGATGAAGCCGACAAGATTGCAAGGGGGAGAATCAGAACTGAGTTCATTCCTGCTCTTAAAAAACTAGACCCAAACTGGGATAAGAAAAACCCCAATCAGCAGGCTGCTATGATTTCTTATATGTATCAAACAGGTTCCCATATTGGAACTCAAAAGATTTCAAAAACAAATCCACGACTTAAAAAGCAAATGTATGTTGATGCTTTAAAAAGCAAAAACTGGCAAACCGAAATCCCGAAGGCTATGCTTGCCTTAAAGATGAGCAATCAAAAGATGCAAGATGGAGTTGATGCCAGACAGCAAGACTTGGTTAAACTGTTTAATAAGCCGTATAACGCAGAAGAGAGAGCGAACCTTATAGACCAAGACCTAACAGACTATCTTGACGTTAAATGAATAAGTCAATGTGCATAGCAGGATTCCTGATTATAGTATCCGGGTGCACATCCAGGCCAGAACCCATAGTTGTCATTAAGGATAACAAGGAGAAAGACCTCTACATAGATAAACTGGAGGGCATAGTTTCCGACGCTGGGGCTGGCATTACAGCCGTCTTGGAGGTTACCCCTAGGCCTTCCATCGCCTACTCTACCCTAGAGGCTGAGAACGCAAGATTAGGGGGTATAAAGCCCCCCACAGTTGCTAAACTGGCTGAAAAAAGACTTATCATTAAGAACAACGATACTAAGGCGGTTGCGAAAGATAAGGTTGAAGCCGAGAAAGTTGACAAGGAAACCTCCGTCCTCTACGCCAAAGTTGTTGCGCTTGACAGTGAACTTGCCGAAGCAAACCTTGCCAAAGAACTTGCCATCGAAGCGGAGAACAGGGCGGTCAAAAGCGAACATCTGTATATGATAACTTGCGTAGGAATTGCGATGTTTGCGATAGGAGCATTCGTAGTAGCGTTCACACCCAAGAAGGTAAGCGGAGGAATCATATGTGTATTCGGGGCCTTGGCTACGTCCGTCTCTTGGGTCTTTGACACTAAGTGGTTCGGCTGGATTGCCGGACTTGGTTTCGGTCTTGTTGTTGGACATATTGTTATATTGGTAAGTAAAAAGACTTTCGACTATCTGAGGGCGAAAAGAACTGGACAAGACGAGAATGGCGAGCAATCTAATAACTGAAGTTAGTTCAGCCGTGCAGAGGATTGTTGCTCATGTTTCGTTGTTATCCGTTGGGTGCTGAACTTTCCGAAGCCTCCCTTTAATCCGTTACTCCTGCACGAACGGACAGGGAGCGTTTTACCAGTTCGAGTCGGACTAGTTCCTTTTCGGTCTTGCTGGTGTTGGCGTTCTTCGGCAGTTGGAGTGCCTCCCAGTAGGACTTTAACTGCGTGTCGTTAAGGCGAGATAGTTGTCCATCTACCTTCTTGGTAATCTCACTACGGAGGGACGGAAGGTTATGCTTACCCTTCATCTTGGCGAGAGAGCGACGGCACACGCCATACTTGATGCCAGCGTCTCGGGCTGTGAGGTTCTCTATGACCGCTAGGCGATAGACTTCAACGAGTGAGGCCATTACTTCTTGATGGTTTTGTAGAAAGGGACGCTGATGATTGAGCCATTTGCAGACTTAACTCGAAACAACTTACGCTCAAGTTTTCCGGCCTTTGCCATCGCTTGAAGTTTCTGACGCACAGTCCATAGGCTTCGGTCCATTTCTTTTGCACATTGGTGAACGGAGAAGAAACCCTTTGGGATTTCGTCCACCTTGGTCATTTGAAGTTCGGCAATTAAGTATTTAAGCAGGTCGTTTGTTTTTTTCATTTGTTTTGTTGTTGGTCCAGCAGTTTGCTAGAATGGTTTTGCGGTCTATTTCGTTTCTGACGCACCATAGATATACGACAGATGTAGATGAGCCGACCGCTTTGGCTATGTCTTTATATAGCATACCTTTCTTCACCATTGGAAGGATAATCTTACGCCACTTGGACTTATCCGCAATCGACCAAGGCTTCTTGTTGTGCATCTTGATGCCGAGTAACTTGATATACTTCTTTAAGGTGAGTTCTGGCATTTGGAGATGTGCTGACATATCCGGAGCATTCATTCGCTTGTTATCGTTGAGGTCTTTGATAGTATCCTCAATCTTCATGAGTCTAGACAGCAAAACCTCTGATATGAGGTTGCCGTTAAACATGACCATCTTGTGATTATTTCCCATTTTTGTGAGTCCAAGTGCGAACGTCCTTTGTCCAAATCCAGCCGTCATTGAATCGGTGAGCCTGCCAGACCTTCCATTCCTTGCCTTCAATGACTCCGTAAGTCCAGCCAAGACCCCACATAGAGGTAGCCAGTCGGTTCTTGGCGTAGTCCATTTCGCCTTTCTTACACATACAGCCACCGGAGAATCCAACCACACCTCCGTGACGCTTGGCGTTGGTCTGTTGGATGCTATGGATGTGTCCCATAATCACAGCGCCTCCAACCTCTCCGTAGTGTATGGCGTGTTCTTGAACTGCTCGAGTTCCGCAAGTGTATCCATGCACAGCAGTAATAGGCCCCAGTCGATACACGCCCTTGTCGGCATGGTAAGGAAGAATGGTCTTACACTTGTTCTGGCGGAGCGTTGACTTAATCTTGTTATCAAGTTCAAACGCATAGTCTCGAATAACACCGCTGCTGCTTCCAACCATCATTTGGTGAAGGCGGTCTTCATGATTGCCATACAAGAATGCGGTAGGCTTCATTGCTTCGATGAATTCAAAACCACATTCAACGTCATCTATCAATGACTCATGTGATTCGTTATCCGAGTTAGAGACTCCTCGTCGGATAGAACGGAAGTCGAAGCAATCTCCAAGGTGAATGCGATGGTCGGGTTTGAAGTCCTTGATGAACTCCTTTAGGCCCCCGAACGCAACAGGGTCGCACATATCGCCGTGGTTATCTCCTACACAAAGAAAGGTCTGGTATTTTTTCATAGTAAAATCTGTTTGCCCCATTGGTCGGCCATAGCGTCGGCTATGCCTTGGAATGTGCGAGAACGCATTTTAGCACGTTCTTCTTTGTTATAACGGAATGATTGGTAATGCCACATCGGGTCTTTTGTGCCGTCTTTATATACATAGTATTCAGGTTTTACTAGGTTAGTCGGAACAAGTAAAGGCAAATTCTTTAGCCATAGGCCAGTTCGTTTGGCGTGAGGCTCTCCGAACTGGTAAGGTTGAACATACTGGTCGGGCGGTCGAAACTGAGTCGTAAGGACTCCTGCCGGATTCTCCATGCACACCTTGTCAATCTTCGCATTAAAAAGGTTAGTAGCAAACGCGATAGCATCCAGGCGTTGCTGCGGGCGGTCGGGATATCTGTCCTTGTATTCTGGCTTAAACCAACGATTACCACTAATGGTAAGATAGGTGCAAGGCGGATGGCATATCATCAAGTCCCAGTCATTGTCAATGATATCGAAGACACTTCCAGTATAGTGCTCTCCGGGCTTTTCAGTCGGAAGTAGGTCGCAAGACATTGCATAATGGCCCTGCTTCGTGAAGGCATCACGAACAGTCCCAGAAAACTCGCAAGCGACTAATACTCTCATTTCTGAGGATTGCTGTTAAACCATTCGAGCCACTGTGCTTTAGCCATCTTGTGCTGGATTCGATACAGTTCGGTGTGTGTCAATGAATCCTGTATATCCTTGTGAGGCTCCGGCATGATGAACGCAAAGGCCTTGCAGAACTTTGCTAATGCGTCATTGTCCTTCTTCAACTGCTTGTTCTCGTTGGACAAGTCTCTGACCTCGTTTCCAAGTCTAAGAACGTTGGCGGCGAGATTTGAAGTTATTGATTGTTCGTTCTTCATGTTATTTAGATTGTTTAAGCAAAAGTTCTTCGTGCTCGGCCAGGAGTTTCTTATACATTTCGGCTATCTGACGCTTCTCATGCTGACATACGGACAGGGCCATATTGACATCAAGCATTTGCTCAACTTGTTCGACTGTCATGTTTAATGACATAGCCGCAACCTTGATAGAACTATTCGGTTTCTTGCTCATCGTCGAAGTCTTTAGCGTGTTTGGTTAGGTCAGGATGAATGCGTTGACCGCATTTAGGACAATACTCACAGGTATATCCAATGAAATCTTTATTATCACCATCAGCGTAGGATACTGTGATATATGGGCCAAATACACGAGGATTGAACTTTTCAATGTGTTTGCAGTTTCGTTTAGTCATTGTGTTGGTGTATTGAAACTAGCCCCGCTTGGAATCGAACCAAGATAACCCGCTTAGAAGGCGGGTGTTCTATCCGTTGAACTACGGGGCTGTATCAATTATTCGTTAGAACGGAATAGCGTCTTCGGTGGGTTCAGACTCGGCTTCACCGCCACCATTCTTAATGGCCCACAGAGCCTGTGCAGACGACTTGAGCGACAAGTCCTTGGCTCCTACCTTGCCGGTCTTTTCCCAAGGCTTGGGTTCCCACGTATTCGCCCAGTAGTTGAGGTCATTAAGCGGGAGGTCTTGCAGAGCCGTGCCCTTTGCCTTGCCGAACGGAACAGGAAGGGAGAAGTCAACCTCACCAGTGGGGGCAGTAGAAGCCTTCGGGTTGGGAATGAACTTACCAGCAGTAGGAGCCGAAGCGTAAGACTTGGTAGGGGCACTAGTGACACTTACAATGTTGGCATCATCATCTTCAGTAGCAACACCGGCAACAGCAGCCAGAGCGTAACGACGGAGATAGGAGTAGATGGAGCCAGCCTTCTGACCATCAATTCCAGCGGGACACGGAATGTAGGCAGACTCTTCAAAGCGACCACCATCCTTATGGATAATGACAGTATTGATGCCGACAGAGTTTTCAGAACCAATAGGGAACTGGACAATAGCCAGACCATACTTGGCGAAGATAGGCTTAATCAACGCAAGGTGGGCGTTGAGGGAAGCATACTTGCTCTTGTGGAACGGATTGTTGCTGTCTGCGTGAACGTCGGTAGTCTCTGCGATAGCAGAAACGAGAGCGTTCTGCAAAGCCACGTGTTGCTTGGTGCGTTCAGCCAGAGCAAGTTCGTAGTAGTCGTTGGTAGGATTATCTTGGGTCATGTTATGGATGGGTGAGTAGGTATATATGCTTAAGTTATTGGCTGGGTCAAGAGATATTTTCATCTTTCTTCGTCGCCCCCACAAGGTCGAAGAAGTCCTTAAAGCGACCCATCAGTGCTTTGCCAAGTTCGACATCATCGAAACGGCTCAACAGTCCAGCGGACGTAAAGTTAGTCGTAATGATGGTCGGGCGGTGATTGATGGTTCGCTCGTCAATGACGGCAAACAGGTCGCAAGCGATTCGGGCAGTCATCTTTTCCTTGCCCAAGTCGTCAATGAACAGGAATGGGATGTTAATCATACCGGAAACCAGTTGGTTGTGGTTAAACTTGGAGAAGCCTTCCTCGATGTTCTGTTCGAACTTACGCATCGTGATGAACTGTTGCTTCTTGTATTGAGACTTCCAGTAGCGACGTGCTACTTCGTATGCGGCTCGGGACTTACCAAGTCGGGTAGTTCCGTGAAGTAACAAGGAACGATTACCCCAGGAATTCCAGTTGGATGCGATATCACGCATCTTGGGGCAGGGAATCTGTTCAATGACTGTTTCTTGGAACACTACTGGCATACCGATGGGTTCCACCGCCCAGTTGAGTTCACGATATCGTGCGTCACGGCTGATATCATACTTGTCCTTGCAGAAGAAACAGAAGTAGTCCGGCCAGATAATCTTGGAGCCGTCAGTCATAGGAATACGACTGCCACCGCATTCACACTTGTTAGAACGCATTATGGTCTTCGGCTGTGAGGGGCTTTGATTGATACTTTGCTTGTTTACTGGTAGTCCCGCTAGGAGGGAAGATACCAAGCCATCCGTTGCGGATGCTGAGAATAATTGATTGGGTTGCGTCATGTTCGTTTTGGTTGGAGAGGAATTCGAGTTGTTGTTTGATTGTTGTTGGAGTGAGGGGTTTCTTGCGTTCCTTGCGATACTCTACCCAATCATCCCAGACCTTGTGGAAGGAATCAGAATGAGGCAGAGGGGGCAACATCAGTGTCTTTATATCCTTATTAATATCTTTATTACTATATGGTGCCAGTTTTCCGGCGGGGGGGCGATTGTTTTCTGGCGGGGGGGTGCTAGAAATCTGGCGGGGGGTGCTAGAAATCTGCTGGGGGGGTAAGAAGGAAGCCGTCGAACAGGTGCGAATGGTGCGTAGGCCACATTCGTTGACCACACGGCTAATGTAATTCTTCTTAACTAAGTCCCCGATGCTTGCACGAACTGAAGATTCCGACAGTCCGAGCATATGGCCGATATACGCATTACTCGCAAAGCACCCTTTCTCGTTGTCTAGAGACTGGATTACGGCAAAGATAATCTTACCAGACGCAGAAATGTCTGCGTCCAGTAAGACTTCACGAGGAATGAATACCCCTGAAAACATTGGTTGCTTGTCGCTCATTCAAGCATCATAGGACAATTCTCGCTGGGGAGTCCAGCGTAGAAATTGGTTTTCTTTGCATTCTCCATTCGGACCAACTCGACGTCCACCATTTCCTTCACTTCATTCATTCGCCATTCCGGCAGTTCGTAGAAAGCGATAGAATGAGGAGCCTTCTTTTCGATGAAAGCAAAGTAGAACTTCGGCTTAACGCCGGTGACGATTTCAACACCCTTCTGGTAAATGAAGTTCTGCACGTCATAACCTTTAGAGTAAATCTCGTTCTTAACAGTTCGCTTGGTGGGAGTATCGTTGATAGTCTTCCAGTCAATGATTACGTTCTTGTCCTTATTGAAGTAATCAATGCGTCCCTTCATTTCGACACCGAGATACTCACATTCAAAGCCTGCTTCACGATACTCGCTTTCCTTGTCAGACTTGATTTCATTCCAGAACTTGTTGGCGTTGACGCAGAAAATCATACTGGCAAGCGAGTCGTATTCAGACTTGGTTAGATAGTTGTCGCCGGAGAAATTCAACTTACTCTGGAACTCTGCCCAAGTAGCCTTACCAACAGTCGTGCGTCGGTCGACTTCTGGTGCTTGAATGAAGTGCTTTGCGAAGCGGTCTGGTTCAAGGACTGCCATATGGAAAGCCGTGCCGAATCGGAAGGCATCGCTAGTGGGTTCGCTATCTTTCTTATCAACCCAATCCTTGTAGTGCATAGGGCTGACCATAAACTTTTTCAACGAAGAAGCGTTGATGCCCGTCCATCCGTCATAGGTTACTTGATGGATATTGTTGATTAACTGTCCGTTAGGGGTGCTCATGTATGTAGGGATGAGCACGCAGTATCCATATTTAACCCACTGGGTCAAGCGGGAATCTTGATTAATCTTATGGAGATTCCTGGGTTGCTTGAGTGCTTTTTAGTAGTTGTCTTGCTGCATATAATTGAATCATCAACAATAAACCCAGTTCTGGTAAGGGAGTCCAAAATCACCTTTTCCATGTTATCCAAGTCGGGTCTAGTTGTCTTCCATTCGTCTCGATGAAGATACTTCTTCGGAGTTGACTTGTTGTATGGGAATCTCCATTCTATAAATACTTGAACCGGACCATCCCAAGGATTCTCCGGACGATAGCGTTTAATGTTTAACTCGAATTCTTGAATCCAGGAGTTTATGCTGCTCTTCGCAAACTTGCCAACAAACATCCGACCAGATTTGCTTTTCATTATTCTCAAGGAAGACTGGTGTGTGGCCTTCGTGGGAATCATATTGACTTCCATTGCTATTTCGCTCATGTTATCCTACTAAATCAAGCATCATGGAATATCAAGCAAATAACGAATCACTTAATGACCCTACCAAGAGTCTTCCGGCTCCGGTAAGAAAGATTGCAGAGAAACTAATCCTGGATGGGAAGAGTTGTGAGGAGACTGCAAAGATAGTAAGCGTCAGGAAGTCAACAATTGTTTCCGTAAGACAACAGATGGAAGGCGACGGAAAACTGGAACTGGGTTCGTGGAAGCGAGAGGTGGCAGGGCTTCTGGGTGACTTTGTTTCCAAGGGGGCGGCCAGACTATCAGAGAACGTAGAAAGCATCCCTATCGGGCAACTGCCTATGGCTATCGCTATCGCCATCGACAAGGTTAGAGACTTGGCTGACGCTCCGACTGTTCGTATCGAGACTCGACTGAAGATTACGCAGGACGAACTTAATCGTGCTTTCGACATTGACACGGAAGCAAAGGTTAGTAAGTTGGTAGATGCAACACCAACCCTAACCAACGAAAATGACCCAAAACAACAGTAACGAACTCAATCAGTTTATCTTCCCGAAAAAGGAAGAAACCCTTACCGGACCTAACGCAATCAAGATGCTTGATGCGGCTGAGCGAGTTGTCGCCCGCCTCGATGCCGAACTCAAGGATGCCAAGGTCAAGTTGGACGCACATGAATCGCTGTGGAAGGCATCTCAAAAGGTAATCACCGACCTTACTGTTGAGAACATCAACCTCAACAAGACTGTCGCTCATTGGAAGCAAGAGTTCTCCGACTGCTCGAAACAAAGCATTGACACTCTCAATATGATGCAGAACACTAAGCACGCTCTTGAGTCCGTAATGGAACAGTTCTTCAAGCACGAGAACAAATAATTTCCCCAAACACATATGACAAATAACAAAGAAGAAACAGATTCGGACATGGGTATTCCTCCGTTCGTATTTACCAGCAATGTTCTGGTAGAGAAAGAACCGATTGGTATCCTTCATGCGATTAATCAAGGTGTGATTTCTCGCTTTAACGCTTGGCAAATCCTGCGACTGATTCACGACGAAGAACTCAAATGCGGTCTTCCGCAGTATGGTATCATGACTGTGTTTTCTCTATCTAAGGATATTGAACAGTTCCGAAAACTGTATGACCAAGGTTGCGATATGCTTCGTCACGAAGGCATCATCGACGACGAAATTGAAAAGAAACTCTTTGAAGAACTCTCCCAGACTCTTAAGAAGAAAGCCAAGGTTTCCGTAAAGAACCCTGTTGACAAGTCTTCCAAGAATGGTAAAACAAAGAAGAAGCCCCTTCCCACCAACAAAAACAAAAACTAATATGAGCAAGCAACTAACGCCGGAAATCAAGTCGTCCCCTATGTTCCTTTTCGCAAAGGTCAAGGGACTCAACAGCCGTGAAGCATCTCGCTTCAACTCTCTGTTCACGTCCGAAGCGGACTTCTTGAATATCACAACTAAGGAATTCGGTAAGACCATCACGATTTCGTATCTCGAGTTCTGCAAGGAACCCAAGATTAATAAGTCCATGTTCCTTACTGCAATCCCAGGAACCGAGCCGGACACTGTTTCTGTGTCTCGCTCGAAACTCGTTATGGCTTATGAAAAGCAACGTAAGGCTTACCTTAAGTTGAAGGAACTTCGCCATCTCAAGTCTGATGAAGTCGACAATCTGATGATTCAAGCCAATCCGTATGCTGATAACATCCCGAACAATATGACATATCGTATGTTTGTCCTTCAGCATATTCTTCGCTACATCAGCACGACGAATCCGACAAATTAATCCTTAATTTTACTTGCCAGTTCGGAGATGGCAGGTATCCTTTAGTTTCGTAACGAACCGCACGTTGAAACTGCGGTTGACTGACGAGGGGGTTCGGAGGTCGATTGACCAATGACGCAAGTTGCATAAGCAAGCCCCTTTACAGTTTCCCTTCTACCAATAATACAACACTATGAGTAATGAAGAACTGCCGGAAAACCAACACTACGAACAAGAGAACGCAGTGTTCAAGGAAGTCCTTAACAAGTATTTCAAGGGAGAAGTCCCTACTGAAAAGTCCCGCCAGCAAGCACTGAAACTAATCTACGAAACCTCCATGTTCAATAAGCAGGGCTGGACGGACGAAGATGATTTCATGCAATACAACATGAACGGATACTAAAATTCAACTCAACAAATCAACTCAACAACCTAACAACATTACTATGAGCAACAAAATCAATATCGAGTGGGCATACAACAACCTGTCCATCTGCACTATCAACGATGAGAAGCAAGACCTCATCTCGCTACTTGAAATCGTCCAGGAATTGGAAGACCCAGATGATATGTCTCCTCTTACCTTCTATACTCACGCTCCTATCCCCGATATGCTTGTTGATACTCTGGGGCAGGATGATGAATACACCATCGAGCAATGCGCTAAAGTCACTGGTTGCCGTAGCCTATACGAATACACTATGAAGAACTGGGGTTGCATCTCTGATGCTACTGATGTCAATATCGTGATGCAGGATGATACCACTGTCTCATATGAGTTCAAAACTCGCAGTAAGCCCCCCATCGCTTGGCTGAAGGAAATCTCCAATCAGTATCCGGACATTATGTTCGAACTGGTTTCAACAAATGAGTTCGAACTGTGGGAAGAATTCGAAGTGGTGTATGTAGGTGGTAAGGAAGTCGTAATGCAATATAGCAAACGCCAGCCTTGATTATAATGGGGAGTAATTAACCCAAGGCCAAGAGGGCTATAACTGATAGCAATCGCCCGAGGGCCGTCCCTCTCACTCCAATAGTGTAATGGTAGCACGGAAGGTTTTGGTCCTTCTAGTCTAGGTTCAAATCCTAGTTGGAGTATTTACAGGCGTGTAACTCAGTGGTTAGAGTGGAGTCTTTATAAGGCTTAAGTCGGGGGTTCGAATCCCCTCACGCCTACACTTTGCATCGGTAGTTCAATGGTAGAACACCTACTTTGTAAGCAGGATGTTGCGGGTTCGAGTCCCGCCCGATGCTCCAGTTTTACTAGAGGAACTAGAAAAATGAAAGTTGAGTTGTAACGCTATAACTAAAACAACAACTGCCGGCCTACGCCAGCGGACGAAAAACATAAACAGTTGCCGGAAAACAAAAAACTCCGGCCAAGCAATTCCACAAAACACCAAATGCAAGCAATCTCACAAACAAAAGCAACGTCAGAAATGCAAGTGATGCCGGCCCCGGAACCAATCCAGGATAAAGGTGCATTTTTGATCTCAGAAGCATTGAATAAATCGCAAGCAATCTTTGACTTGCTATCATCTCGCAAACTAGAAGTGTTTTGCCTTTCAGATTCAAATGATGAATCAGTAGGGTTCTTGATTGATGCAAATGATAGTTGTAAGCGTATCCTGGATTAATGCAATTACTAGAAGTAAAAGTATTAGGTAGAAAAAAGATGAAAATATCCCTTGGTGGAAAATAGTCGAATTAGTAGAATTCAAGTATCAGGTAGAAAAAAGATGATTATGTGATTGAGTGTTTCAAAAGAATTGATACATTAGAGAGGTGAATCAAACCTATGCTTATATTAAATGCTCCGGGTGCATTAGCACAAGTCGTGCAATGATCGAAGTATTGTATTAATGCAAATGGTAGAAGTTCCACCCAAAAAACAAAAAACAAAAAACATGTGTAACTGCAAATCCATCAACATCAAAAAGCGGAAATCCATCTATGAGATGAGTCCCGAGCGTATCAAGGAATATGTCAAAAACCATATTCAACTGAAGCGGGACTTCATCGACTTGAAGGAAACCAACGAATTCATCTGTTCCGAGAACCAGGAACTGCGTGAATACATCGAAGAGTTGAAAACCGAAATTGATTCTTACGTCAAAAAGGTTTCTATCTGGCAAAAGATCGTTTTCCTGCTCAACGGCAAATCCTCTAACTCTACCAAGTAATCCTTTCCCGCTAGAACTGGTAATCCGGCAATCCTGCCGGACCCAGTAAAGGTGGAAACCAACAAAACAACAAAAACATATGTGTAAGTTAATCGCAATCAGTCGTGTTTCGACTAAAAACAGCAAGCAAGCATCGCTTCTAGTTAAGCGGTCAAGTGAATTGCTCGGAGCCTCCCAAAAGGACGGTTTCGGCTTTTCCCTAAAGCACCAAAGCGGTCAATACTCCGAACGCTACCTTTCGGCGGATTATGTCGCTGGTCTTGGCACCCTAAAAGAAAGCGTTGATATGCTTAAGAGCAATATCCGAACCAAACTAATCGAGGGAATCGATTTTGATACTGCCGGGGTAAAACCCAAGAAAGGTGCAATCCAGGGATGCTTCATTGCTCATGGTCGCACTGCTACTTGTGGTAAGACAATTGAGAATACGCATCCGTTCACTGGAATGAACGAACACGGCACTTGGACGATCGCTCATAATGGTATCGTTGAGTGGTCCGGTGTAAAACTACCGCTTCATACGACCTGTGATTCCGAGCATCTGTTGAATTGCTTCCTTCACCTTGACGGCGAGCAATCCTTCAAGGACGGGATTTCCGGTTATGCTGCTGTTATCGGAATTGACCCATTAGGTAATATGTTTGTGCTTCGTGATAACAAAGCACCGCTATATATGTCCTATATCGTCGAACTCGATTCCTACGTCATTTGCACTGATAAGTCGCATTGCGAGGAATTGACGAAGATGTTGTGCGACTTTAATTCGATCAAAAACGCTAACATTAGCACTCCTATGATGCTAGCAGATTACGTAAAGCATGTGTTTTATGATAATGGTGAAATCTCCTCCGTGGAGTTTCCCAAGTTCGACAACAAAATGTCTTATGCTTCAACTGCTGGTATTTATCGAAGCCTTGGTTCTGCCGGAGTGCATGGATATGGTGGTTATGGGAGTTACTCTAAACCTGCTACTCCTATTCCTTCTGTCGTTACTAGCACTCCTCCTGCTACTCCTTCCGATGTAGTTGATGCGGAAGAACAAGCCATACTAGATGCTTATATGGAGCAATCCAAGGAACGATCGAAAAAGAATCAACGGAAGCAAGTCAAGCCTTGGAAGGATTCGGACTACGGCTACTAATCCTGGCCTTCTCACAAATCTTTAATTCATCAATTACCATAGTTCAAAAACAGAACTAAATTGAGTTTTAAAGCATCACTAGAAATAGTGATGTAAAACTTTCCCTCCTTTCTGTTGAATTCGGACAATCCCACAACTTCGTGGAACCCGGAAGAGACGAAAACCCAAAATAAAACAAAAACATGAGTCAAGAAGAAACCCTAAACCCGGCACCAGTAGAACTGCTCCTTTCGAGCAAACCTACGCTCCGGCAGAAACAGTTGGAAGTGTATGGAATGATGGTTCATGGGACTAATATCGGTATGAATATTCCTCGCCGTGAGGAATTCAACCAGTCCCGTATCTCGGCATGGAATAGCATTCCTGTTGCCTATCGAAACAATCCGGTTCTCATCAAGGTAGCACTTGGTGGACACCAGTATTTCGAGCGTGGCCATCGTGCAAGCATTTCTGTTGATACCCTCAACAGTCGCTGTGCTATGCTTACGCAATTGATCAAAATCAAGTTGTCCGACGATTCGTCGAATAACCTGCTTTCTTATATCGGTAAGCATCATAAGATGATTCAAGACTGCTTTACCTATGACCGCTACCTTATGGTGGACCGCATGAAACAGAACAGTTTCACGTTTAACGAAGTCGAGTATCAACAGCAAAACACGTTTGATGTAAAGACTGTGGGTCAAGAAATCCTTGATTTGCACGGCAACATCATTCAAATCTGTCGCTGGTTTAGCCGAATCCACCATCGCCGTAATCAGGAGCGAACCCGTGATTCTCGTTCCACTGGGAATATGACGCTGGGTCAACGCTTCAATCATATGCTTCAGAACATTACTAGTGTTCGACCGCACCGCTGGAACAACAGTTTGACTGTTCCTCAGGCCACTATCGCTCATCGTCTTCGTCCTTCCGGTGAATGCCTAGGAATCGAGTTGGAGTTTGTTGCTAGTGCTGGTAGTGATATTGTTTCATGGGACCACGAGGATTACCCTGTTCACCCGTGGTTGTATTTTAAGGGTGATGGTAGCATTCGTCCTAATCGCGATTCTGAACAACTCGCCCAATACCAGGAATTGACGTGGTTCATCAATGGCTCGTCAAACAACGATTGGAAGAACATGGAGCAAGTGCTGAAGTCCATGACTTCTAATGGTGCCGGTGTTAATAACAGTTGTGGAAATCATGTGCATATTGATATGCGTCACCGCACGACTCAATCTGCCATGCGAACTGCTAGCAAAATCCGTGATGCTCTTAATACCTGGGCTCATCGAACCGTATCGTTTACCCGAGCACACAATACCTACTGTGGCATCGACCGAGAGCATCAGGGGAATCGCTACACTGCTGTAAATACTCAATGTATCTCGGAGCATCAAACTGTCGAAGTGCGACTGGGTATGCCAACACTCAACTTCTACAAGTTGAAGTATTGGTGTGCGTTCATGCAATACTTGGCTAAACCTTACACTAGTGTTGGTAGCCTTGAAGAGTTCATGGAATCCGATGCCGACATTGGTTTGAAGCATTACGTGTTTAAGCGAATCCTCAAATTCGAGTCCACCTACCTATCCCACAGTGTCCAGTCTTTGCCTAATTTCGCTAATTACGCAAAGGCTTTTCAGTCCATTGATAACGGAGTAGAGTAATTCAACTGGGCAAGGGTAGCCATCAATTCCGGTGGCTACCTAAACCCTACAAATCCAACTAATATGACCCCGAAACGATTACACGTCCCAATTCAAATGCTAGATGCCGTGTGTAAGTTGACTTTGAAGAAGTCAATGAAGCCTAAGTTTAAAGCAATTGAAGTGTTGGGTAAACCAGTAGTGATGTATAAAATGATTTCTACTGAAGATTGGAACAAACAGCAGCAGTCGAAGAAGGCTGAAAACGATCGAGTTGAAGCAAAACGGAAAAAGCCTAAATTGGAGAGTTCTATTCTTGCTTCACTTGGTGGTCCGGCAGGAAAACGTCTAACTAAAGCAAAAGATAAAAAGGAGTATTACTTCAAACGAAAGCAATACATGAAACAGTATAATGCCAAGCGTTACTTGAAACTAACAAAGGCTAAAGTCAATCCATTCAATGAATTACCCTGATAATTCAGTTCAACTGGATGAGCATATCCGGAGTTACTACATCTACCAGCATTGGCTTGAGTGTCTAATTCTACGAGGAGAAGCAGAACTCGAATACAATTATTGGTATTGATTATACCAATAATAAAAAAATAAAAACACAAGGGGCACTAGGAATGCCCCTTTTTTGTGCCTGCTTGTTATCCTTGATATGTAGTATCTGTCAAAATACGCGGTTCCTAATCCTGGATGTGCCGGCATCATTCCACTATTGGTTTTAAAGGGAAAGACTGATTAAATGAACCATTTACAAGCATTGACAGTGATCAAATAACCCAATCAACACTACCATTTAATGCAATTACTGAACTAATGCATTTAATGAGTTAATGTATTTAATGAACTAATGCACTTAATGATTTAATGCATTTAATGAATTAATAGTAGTAACGCTTTTACAGTATTACTAGTGCCGGAGGAAGATGAATGACAGTCGGACTGGGGCAAATCCAGGATTCCGGGGCCACTGGGATTCCAGTCAAGCCGGGTTGATCGAAATTGAGCAATCCCCTCGGCGCCGGACGGCCAGGAAATAGGCACAAAAAAAGACCCCTATTTCTAGGGGTCTTGCTTGAATCCGATTATTCGGAGGATTCTTCCTTTTCCGTCCGCTGTTCGGGCGGGAGTTCGCAACCCTTTTCCTCGATTGCCTCAATCAAGGACTTCACCGAATCCGAATCCGCTTTCCAGCGAATGACAGCGGGAGTCCACTGACCCTTGCAATCGTCCAAGTCCTCGAACCTGACCAGCACGATACCTAGGACTTTTCCACCGATGACCAGTCGGGCACGGATTGCCATCTTACCTGCACCCTTGTCTTGATACTGGTCAATTTCTTCGACCAGTCGAACCTGTTCGGGGTTCGCTTCCTTTGCCCGATTTGCTCGATACTGTTCGAGCGAGAGAACCTTCTTTTTGGAGTCCGCCATTTTTGTGGGGTCACTATCAATCGGTCGGTTCAACCCTTCACCAGTTTCCCCCAATCGGGGGAACCTACTGGAACCTGTTCGCAAGCGGGGCTTGCTACTTGGGATTCCCGCCCCGAATCGGGGGCGAAGGATTGATTAAGACCAGTCAATGAACGACACCAGCACTCAATCCGAATCCCCCGCCCCTTTCAATGCCTATTTTCAACTATTTTCAACCCCTCACCAGTCCAGTCAATCCCCCAATCCCACTGTCAATCGGGATGGGGTCTTAAAGGCATCCCAGTTGCCCCAGGAATCGCTTGCATTGACAGTTAGGGGGAAAGGTAGGGCTGACAGTCAAAAGGCCTTACAATCGATTCCAGCAGGGGTCGGAAAATCAGTTTAGAATAATTCTAACTGGGGTGGAGGGGGTCGAATCCTACCGGACGAGGGCCAGGCGGCGAATCATCTTCACTTGCATAATTTTTGGTAAAAAGACTTGACTATCGTGTATCAATACCCCCTACCCCCGCCGGTTTTCTGGCACCCCCCCCGCCAGTTTTCCGGCGGCCCCCCGCCAGTTTTCCGGCACCATATAGTAATAGAGATAGTAATAGTATATAAAGATACAGGGCGGTGATAGAAAATAGGTGGGGGGTATGGATTTTTAATTCGACAGGTGAGGGTATGTGTGTAGTTTGTGGGACGACCATGTTCAAAGAGAAACAAATTATTGCCGAGTATCCGTTCACCAAGGTTGATTTGATACTTGCTCGGAAGTCGGACACATATCAAGTGGGCGTTGACTGGATGACTGTGGCTGAATCTTCGAGCCGTCCTGCGACTGTTTACTGGACGATGAAGGGGGTGATAGCCTTACTGTCGTCAAAAGGCCTCCAGCCCGCCCCTGAGTTCGTATCTGGTGGTTCCGCACCGGTGACTCCACCCCCTGCCGTGGTCGCCCCGAAGCAAATCGTGAAATGCCTAGGGGTTGTCAAGCGTAAGTATCCCAATAAGCGTCTCGTTGACTGTGAGGTGCGTGGTCAGAAGGTCAAAGTCAAGGTCCGTGACAATACCCATATGCGTCTAAACCTTATTCTCGATGTCGAAGAGTCCTCCGAGGGCTTCATCTCCCGCAACCGAGTCGACGAACGAGGCCGAATCTATGCCTAAGAAGCCAAATAAAAAAAATGGAGTTCTAGCGGCTCACGCCGCAGAACAGATGGAGGGTCATGCCCGAGCGTTTCTGTTAAACTTGGAGCATTATGGGATAGGCGGAGTTTTATACCTGAAGATGCCTGACAATGACGACAACATTATGGTCTTCACGAACAAGGAGGCGGACTCTGAGTATATCAAGTTGCTCAATAACTGTTCGGCCTGTGCGGTGGCCGGAGCGAAGGCAATAGTTGACAAAAAGAAGTAAACATTTACATTACATCACAAATGAAGAACGAGAAAAAGGAAAGTGACTCCAAGAAGCACGAAGCAGCCGAGAAGAAGGTGGCTAACTCCAAGATGGAGATGCTTGAGGGGAAGATGCACGGCAAGTCTCGTGGCTCTCGTAGCAAGAACTACAAGGGCAGGGCTTGCTAATATGGCAAATCTAGATTTCAGCATAACTGACCCTTCAAGTGATTGGTATTCTCCGGCTTATCAGTCGGCCATGCACGAAGGTGGCTTTGAGCACGCAGCAAAGGAAGGCAGAACGGATGAAATCGGTCAATATAACAGATACCGAAAAATCAACATGGGCATTCCCAATGACCCTACGTCTGCTTACCAAATTCATTACTCAACAAAAGTCCCGCCGTGGTTTTTTGGAAAACTAACTGACCAGTTGTATGGAAGTTCTGACACGAATATTCTTCCCTTAAATTCGGCAAGAGACCCCAATTACGCATACTCTCAGTTTGCTAGAAATGAAATGCTTGCTAATGATGTTGAACAAAACTGGAAAATGCTTGCAAATATGCCAGATAGTCCCAATGCAAGCGAGGCTACAAGAAATGCAATCAGACGTGGAATCGAAGAACTTGGCAATAAATTTCACAGATATTCAAATGCAGCAGAGGGATTCAAGATAGAATCAATTGAGTTGCAGGATGCGTATAATAGACAAATTGGAATAAACAATCTGAGAACACACGACGCTGCCGCAAATGCTGACGCTGAGATAGTTGAACAGGATTCAAGAGACTTTGCAATGATAGACAGAGGCATTGGAAGTGGAAGACTTCCTCCAACCGCTGAAAATCTTGCATTAAGAGAAACTGCCAGACTCAGGCTTGAAGGCTCAATGGGCAATTGGGATGCAGACTTAAAGGGTAGAGGATTTGCTGGCCCTAAGGGTCCGTATTTGCTTTCTGGTTTTCCTGGTCAATTTCTTGACGACATTGCTGACAACGCTGCCAGAGATTTGAAGATTAAGTCTGACCAAATCAAGATGTTTCAGAGCAAGTATGTTAATGACGCTCCTTTCAGAGCCAGCGTTAACCAAAGCCTGAAGTCAAAAGTGCCAGGAGTTCTTGCTGCTGGACTTGGTGGCGTTATGGTTAAGCAAAAAATGGACGAAGGAGACTCTCTGCCACAGGCGGTTGCCGGAACTGCTGGCGATATAGTTCTCGGTGCTGCTAAGTTTGCACTTTACGAAAGATTTGTTGGTGCAGTCGAAGAACTTGGTGCTCCAGAGCGTGACCCGAATGAAGTAATAAGACAACGCTCGCCCGATAGAATGACCCCCTTTGAAAGACAGCGTAAAAATAGCAACGACGCATTCCAAGAAAAGATGAAAAGCATGACACCTAGCGACTGGGACAGAAAAAGAGAAGTTGAAGACATAATGTCTGGAAGAAGTAGCAACAAGCCGTTGGTCGATGCAATTAGCAAGGCACAAATGGCTGAACTTGAAGTGGATTTCCCGGGCATTAGAAAAGAAGAAGACAGAGTTGCCAAGATTCTACGTGAAAGAATGAAGAAGTCTAAGGAAGTTGAGATGAATGTCACCAATTCACCCTTCTGGAACAACTCTAAATGAGTTCAATTCTAGACAAGATGAGCGACCATCCGTTGCTCGTCAAGCCGACGGAGGAAGCCTTGCGTCTGATGATAGAGAGAGATGGTGCAGACAAGGTTGTAGAACTCATTCAACTCCGAGAAGATAAGATTACTGCTGAAAAAGAAGACCCTTATCGTCACGGCTATGAGCCTTTCCACTGGAGGGATGCCGATGAGATGCTCAAAAACAAGGAAGAACTGCTGATTCTGGGAGGAAACCGAGCCGGAAAGACGGAATATGCAGCCAAAAGAGCAATATTTACCCTATGCAACAAGCCGAACTCCATCGTATGGTGTATTCATACTACTTCCATGTCGTCTGTTCAGATGCAACAGAACGTAATCTGGAAATATATCCCTTCGGAATACAAAACAATGAAGAAAGGCAGGATAACCAATATCCAATACAGCCTAAAGAATGGCTTTTCGCATAATTCCTTTGTTTTCCCCAATGGAAGTCAGTGCATTTTCATGAATTATGCACAGGACAAGGTTGTTATCGAAGGTGGTGAGCCAGATTTCATCTGGTGCGATGAACTTGTGCCTCTCGACTGGGTTCAGACGCTCAGATATCGTATTCTTACCCGCCGTGGCAGATTGTTAATCACATTTACACCCATCGGTGGCTTTTCGCAGGTCGTCAAAGAGTATGTGAACGGCTGTAAGTTCACGAAAACAATGAAAGCGGACATTCTTCCGCAAACCCTGATACACGTCTCTGGTTGCCCAAGGGGTCATATGCCATATTTGGCTGAAGGTCGCTCCAAGACCTCTGGAATCATTTGGTTTCACTCCAAATTCAACGTATATTCCCCATTTGACCAGATGGTGAAGCAGTTGGACAACAAAACCGACTATGAAAAGAAAATCAGAGCGTATGGATGGGCACAAGCCCTTGTCGGCTCCCAATTCCCGATGTTCTCGGAAGCCCACATCATCAAAGAAGACAAAATCCCGCAAGAAGGGACAAACTATATGTCGTGCGACCCGGCGGGGGCGAGAAACTGGTTCATGCTCTGGTGCAGGGCAACGAAGGAAGGGGACTTCTACATCTATCGTGAGTTCCCGGACGAGACGTATGGCGAGTGGGCACTTCCCGACTCTAAAGCAGATGGCAGAGAAGGCCCTGCACAGCGTTCGAGTGCTGGTCGCGGTATTGACGAGTATAAAGGACTTATTCGAGACTTTGAAGGGCAAGGAGAAGAAATAGCCGAGCGTTACATTGACCCGAGAGCAGGTGCTACACAGGCAATCGGAAAAGAAGGCGGGTTCACACTCATTGACCTCCTCAATGACGGAGACAACCCGATGTTCTTCAAGCCTGCTGCCGGTGTCAAGATTGACCAAGGCGTGTCAATAATCAACGACTGGCTATACTTTGACCAGTCCGAACCAATCACATATATCAACAAGCCGAAGTTGTTCATCTCCGATAAGTGTCAAAACCTTATCTACTCTATGAGAGAGTGGACTGGTGGCGACGGAGACAAGGGTGCTGCGAAAGACCCGATTGACGCTCTTCGCTACATCGTAGTGATGAATCCTGTATTTGAATCAGAAGATGCCTATAAACCATATGGTGGAGGTTCTTATTGATTTTTTCACAACTATTGATAAACAATTACTATGTCTGAACAATTTTGGAAGAACGGGATGGACAAGATTACCCGAGCGAGCGACGAACCTGACGTGCAATATCTCAATGACGAGTTGCATCGCTCCCTGTTCTATGGTGGCAATATGTCCAGACTGACAACTTCTGACGACCAGCGAATGTGTCGCTGGGAAGGCCAGTCCGACGATGGCAGAAAGCACGAAGACGCTCTTGGCTTTGAGCCGTTTCCTTTCGAGGGTGCGTCTGATGTCAGAGTCAGACTTATTGACGACACCATTAATCAACTTGTAATCCTGCTCATGACCAGTTGGAGCCGTGCCAACATCAGAGTTTCCGGCGTTGAGATGAGAGATGCTCAGATTGCCTCCGCAGCCCAGACGCTGATGCAGTGGATTGTAGAGAACAAGATTAGAGCCGAACTTACAAGAGAGGCTGAACTCTGGGTTCAATACACGATGCAATTTGGTTGGTCTGCCGTCCATATCGGCTGGGACAGAAAGATTTCCAAGAGAAACGAAATCATCAAGATTGAAGACCTGCTCCAGACAGCCCAACAGGGCGATGGTATGATGATGCAAGCGATTCAGTCAATCCAGTCCGACCCGGACTCTGACCTTGGTAGAATGATTATTCAACAGGCTCTGATGTGTGAAGAGTCTGATGCAAAGAAGATTTGTCGCAACCTTGCCACTCAAGGCTGGTCCGAATACCAACAGCCCTATATTTCCAAAAACCTGCCTGTGGTCGCTGCCCTCAAGCCGTTTGATGAAATCTCCTTCCCGCCCGAGACTGTGGACATTCAAGATGCCAGAGTTATCTTCCGAAGAGTGTTTATGTCCGAGGTTCAGTTCAGAAGCATCGGAAAGTCCGAGAACTGGGATGAAGACTTTATGGACGCTGCGGTTAATACCGCTGGCAAGACTGGATACCTGCAGGATTCGCAGATTATCCCGCTTATCAACACTGTCCCGAATGCCATCGAAAAGGCCAATAACCTCATAGAAGTCGTGTATTCATACGCCAAGCAATTGGACAAGAATAACAACTCCGCTATCTATTACACAGTCTTTTGCCCGACAGTCGAAGAACACCTTTACGGCAAGCACGAGATTCTCGACTATGCCCACGGCGAGTATCCCTTTGTTGAGTTCAGAAGAGAAAGACTCCGACGCTCTATCGTCGAGTCCAGAGGCGTTCCGGAACTCCTTTACACCGAACAGGAAGAACTGAAGGCTCAAAAGGATGCCATCAGAGACAGAACCGCAATCGAGGTCAGCCCTCCGCTGATGGTCAAGAACCGCCTTGCCAATCAGACACGCATCGGTCCTGGTCAACTACTCCCTGTCAGACAGCCTGACGAGTATCAGTATCTTTCTGGCCCAAGCGGAACACCTGCTACTGCTTTTGCACTGATGGAGAAGATTGAACTCAAGGTTGCTCAAGAGTTCGGCCTTTACCACCCGGAGGTTGTTCCGACACAGACTCAAATGACCCAGCAGTTTATGGTCAACAACTTCTTCCTTTGCTGGAGCGTTGTCTATAAGCAGTTGTTCTCTCTTTCGATGCAGTATCTTCTGCCCGAGGAAATCGAGAGAATTGCCGGCATCCCGATTGATACCAACTTTACCGACAATCACGGACAGTTCGACTTCATGGTTAAGTTCGACATTAGAGAGCACGATACTGATTACGTCCTCGAGAAGTTGAAGACGCTTAACCAGTTCGTCCTTCCGATGGACTCGGTTGGTGCAATCGACAGAGCCAAGTTGATTAAGGCTATGGCAGAGGCTATCGCCCCCGAAACAGCCAAGGACATTCTCGTTGACCAGAAGACTGCTACCCAGAAGCAATATAAGGAAGTTCAGAATGACCTTGGAATGATGATGCTAGGTCTTGAGGCTCAATACACCGAGAATGACCCGCAAGCGAATCAGAAGATGCAAGCGATGCAGGATATCATGTCCAAGAACCCGAAGGCTCAACAGGCCTCGCAGGGTGACCCTGTGTTCCAAGCCCTTCTCCAGAATTATTCCAAGAACCTCCAGATGTCAATTAGCCAGCAACAAAATGCTCAAATTGGCAGAACTGGCGTTTCTCCGGTCGGCAACCAGTTCGCTCAACAAGCGCAAGCCGGTGAGCAGCAAGAACTTATAGAGCCCGCAGAGATGCAACAGGCCATCAATCCTGTCGGCATGGGTCAACAGCCTCAATAATCTATGACCGAACAACAGAAGACGGAAATCAAGAACAAGGTTCAACGCTCGCTTCTCTTTTCAGAGAGCGAACTGTGGAACTCGGTTATGTGGATACTCGATGAAGCAATTAAGCAAGAAAGCGAAACTGCCATTAGTCAATCTATCGACGAGTCAAAGCGAGCACACCAATCCGGTCGTGCTGACGGACTTGTGTATATTAAAGACCTGCTTGAACAGACAAGGGAGGAAGCACTTCGCTTGTCTAACAGAAAAGGTTCTTGACAAGTGTTAATCAATGATTAACTTACAAATTAAGTTTCTGCGAACTCTAAACGCTGACTGATGACTACAACCAATGCCGATAACGGAGAGGCAATAAATCCCGTGGAAAGTGCTATCGGAAGCACTCAAACTGAAGAAACCCTTGTGAGCCAATTACGAGGCATACTGTTCTCCGACGAACAAGATGAAGGCAATCCCGAGCCTGTTGAACAAGAGGGAGAAGTCCAAACGGAAGACAAGGGTGAACAAGTTGACGAACTGGGTGACGGCCTAGTTGAAGATACCGAAAGCACCCCCACGGCAGAGGATGGCGAAGATGTTCTTTCACAAGTAGAGACGGATGATAATGAACAAGAACAGACCGGTGTTCAGAAGCGTATCGACAAACTTACTGCGTTGCGTAAGACTGCTGAAGAGCAAGTTGAAGCGATGAAGCAAGAAGTCGAGGAATACAAGACCAAGATTAGCGAGTTTGAGAAGACTAGTGAAGCGGTGCAGCCTACGGCTGATAGCCCCTTTGCGGACCTCACTACACACGATGCTATCAAGGGCGAGTATGAACAGGCGAGACAAATCAGATATAAGTGCGAAGCGAACCCAGAGGGTTTCCAGATTGGAGAAACATACTTTGACTCTGAACAAGTCAGAAATATGAAACTCAATGCCATGCAAGCGATGGAGGTTCACCTCCCCAAGCAATTGGAGTTTGTCAAGGCAAGAGAACAATGGAAGCCTGTTGCAGTCGAATCGTATCCTTGGCTTAAAAACAAGGAATCGAGCGAATACAAGTTAGCCCAGCAGGTTCTGAAGACGTTCCCCCAGTTTAAGCGTTTCCCGGATTTCGAATTGTTCATTGGCGACTACGTTCGTGGCTATACAGCCAGAACCAGTCAAATCGGAAAGAAGGGTGTTGCTATCAAGCAGTCCCCGCAACTTTCGGTTAAGCCTACCTCTACACAAACACAATCAAGCAGAAATGATGCCTCTGCAAGAAGTGTTGAATCCAGATTTGCAAAAACTGGAAGCCGTGAAGACCTGAAGAGAGTGGTATCAAAATACCTCTAACCCCCCCTAACCCCTAAATATCCACTACTATGGCTATGCTCACAGAACGCAGTCTTTCCGCCGCCAACAAACTTGGTCGCCGTGAAGAAATTGCTAACCTTATCTCCCTCGTTGATGCGAAGGACACCCCCTTTACCTCTATGGCGAAGAAGGGTTCCCAGCCCCAACAAACCCTGTTCCGCTGGCAGGTTGACTCTCTCCCCGAACCGAAGACAGATGGTGTTGTCGATGGCACGGACGTGACCAACGCTGACTTCGAGAACTTCGTCAAGACTGACACCAAGCAGTATCGTAACGAACTCGCCGCTTTCATCCAGATTTTCCGCAGACAGACCCGAGTTTCCAAACTCACCCAGTCTTCTGTCACGAACATCGCTGGTGTGAAGGATGAACTCGCCAACAATGTCGCCAAGGCTATTACGATGCTGAAGCGTGACATGGAAAAGACGTTCTGCTCCGATAACGTTTCTCAGGCCGAAAAGACTGTCGGTGGCTCTGTTGTCCCTTACAAGACCCGTGGTCTGGATAAGTGGATTGTCAAGGCTGCTGATAAGGACACGAACGAGAATGCCACAATCGTTCCGGACGAGTTCTGCGTTCCCTATGACGCTGTTGACGCTACCAACTCTTCGATTGCCGAAGGTGCTCTTGCTGACCTCTCCGAGACTCAGATTCAGAACGTCCTTACGTCCATCTATAAGCAGACTGGTCAGTTCAGAACCTACGACCTCCTCGGTGGCCCCCTGCTGAAGAGAGCGTTCACGAACCTCGTCTATACCACGAAGGAATCTGGTGCTACTAACCCGCTGGAGTCGAACAGAACGTTCAATCGTAACGCTGCTGATTCGTCTTACACCTCCTCGATTGACCTCTTCGAAGGCGATTTCGGTGGTCTGAGACTGCATCCGTCCCTGTTCCTCAAGAACCATAAGGTCGGTTACATCATTCCGTTTGACATGGTGGAAGTTCGCTACGGTGGCAATGTTGCCGAAGTGACCAACCTCCCCGATAACGGTGGTGGCCCTGCTCGCCTCATCGAAGCCGTCGCTGGCCTCGTTGTCCACAACCCGCTTGCCTTCGGTAAGTTGGACCTCTCGTAAGCGAGGTGTCGGACTTTATTCAAAGTCTGGCTGACGTGATTCCCTCCAATCTCCGCAAGGAGGTTGAGAGGGAACTTCGTTTCGGTTGGAATCAACAAGAAATCAAGGCTAAGTCTGACGCTAAGCAGACGGCCATCTATGGTCATTCGAACGCTGCAAGAGCCATCGAGGGCGTAGGTCAACTAAAAGCAAGAATCCCTGTC